CTCGTAATATCATTGAAAAATGCGACCAACCCATTCTTACGATACTCATCCATCTTATCGGTGAGTTCCTTGAAGTAATCAATCGGGTTTTGTTCGTTAGGCATATATTAACTTTTCTTATAAATACAAAAAGACTGAAAATTCAGTCTTTTTTATTTTCTTCAATCCATTTATCTAATAAATATTTTCTTGCGAAAATCGGCATTTGTAAAAAATCACTGTAAGAGATATTCAACAACTTAGTCAAATAGTAGAATTCATCTAATTGACTTTTCCTATAATCAGAAGAAAGGGCGAAAAAAGTCCACCCCAAAACCAACGTTAACCGTTAGCAATTCTCCTGATGGGGTTGTTACTGTTTTCTTCATATCTAATTTTGGTTCATTCTCATCCATAAACTTTTTCAAGAATTTGGAATCAGCAATCGGCATTTGTTCAATAAATTTAACAATTTCCGATTTGTCAGGCGAACCGTTTAATTCAACAATTTGTTTTGTAAGTCTCCAAGTAACTTTTGGTGCAACTCTACCTTGTGGGTATGAATCAGCCATTTTTTCAATTTCCATTATTTCACCATATGATAATGGTTTAACTTTAATTGAAGTTTGGGACTTTGGTAACATTAGTGAAAATGTACCATCTTCATTTGGTTTTTGACCCTCAACAATACTTAACACGCCCAAATCAACTGTTGTTTGGAATGGTTTTCTTGTAGCTGGGTCAGTTAAATTTACAACCATTTCATGTCCAAAAGAAGTGTTTCTTAAGAAGATTAAAATCGCTTCAATATCTCCTTCCAATAAATCTTCTATTCTAATATCAGGTTCGTAAACCTTCGCTCTCAATAAGTTAACTGCCAAATCGGCAACCCCACCCATTAAGATATTCTCATCAGCGGCGGTTAAATAACCTACCTTTAATGATTTCTTTTTATTTTTGTAGAACACTCCACCTGATGGTAAAGGAACCACGTCATGTGGAAGTGAAAAGTCTTTCTGTCCGTATTCTCTTGATTGGTCTTGCATATAAAAAAATTAACCGTATAGTTTATGTCTATACGGTTAAATATAAGGGTTAATAAATTTTTATAAAGAGTATTAGTATACTAACACACATCTATCCATTCTCAATGTTGCCGCAATTGTAGCTAAACCATCTTGGTTGTAAGCTAACTGATTGAAGTTAACATCTGTCATAAATGTACCATAAAGAATCCATTTTTCAACCACAACTCCTGTTGGGTCTAACATTTCAATGTCAATATCTTTTTTGTATCCTGCTGCGTATCCCATACGACCTGTAACTGATTCCGCACATAGACGAACCCACTCCATAAGAGCTTGAGCTGCTGATGGTCCGATTGGGTCTCTGAACACCACGTTAATGGTTTGCCAGTTGAATCTTCCTGCAACAAATGTTGATGTGTTAAGGAATGGTATCTCAGTAGCATTAATTGTAATGTGAGGTCTTGCAGCACTTTCTACAAACCACTCATTAATTCCTAAGCTTGACGGGAATCTTAAAATAAAACGATTCTGACGTTTCGGCTCATAAGGAAGAGGCATTTTCATTAGTAAATCAGCCATATTATTTAATTTTTGTTTCTATGTTTATAATTGATAAATATAGTGGTGTTGAAAAATTTTTCCCTTTACTTTGTTTTTAAAAAAGAATATTCTTATTTAACTTCCTTCTTAATTCCTCCAGCAGTAGAATAAGTCTTAACTATATTATCTGGTTTATTTTTAAAGTGTTTATTCATTACTTCTATGTTTTTTGGGTCATCATCTGAAAACCCAATAGAAGGCATACCTGGTACAAACTTATTAGCTATATCATTTTTTAGAAATGCTCTTTTATTAAGTACAGCAGCCATTCCTTTTATATAGTCCACAAACTCATCCATTGCACGAACCTTCTCCTCTTCAGGATTAGACGCACCTTTTTCGTCTCCAAAAGAAACGGGGTGGTATTTGTTGAGAGCTAAATAAGTTTTAATTAACTCATTATCAGACATCTCCTCTTCTCCTGAAAAAGTTCTATATTTCTTTAAGTTCTTAACTAACTCGTCTTTACTGATTCCGTTGAAATCATTAATGATATAGTTGTATATTGCTTGTTTTAAAGTGTTGGGGTTGTGACCTCTTGCAGTAATAATTGAAAAAATTGAACCGTTATTGATTGCTTCCCTGAAATCATTAAACGCTGGTCCTTCTTTGGCTTTCATTGCATCTACAATAAAATCTTTATCACCCTCGGTTCTAAAGTTTCTAAATGGGTTTTCAGCGAAACCAACAATCGTGTGACCTTTATATTTAAAATTTTCTTTACCAATATGGTGTCTATGTTCTGCAAAGTCATCAGTACTCATACCTACTTCCTCACCATCTTCATCTTTTACAATTATTTTTGTCGGCATGTGAACAATGTTATCATCCCAATCAAAGGCATAATATTTTAAATCTGGTGTTTTGTCGTCTTTAAATCCTTCTATTATTCTCGTTCTCATTGTTGGCTAAAAAATGGGGGAGATTAACTCCCCCTTATTTTTATTAGATATTTTCAAATGAAGCTCCTGTTGGTGTGATAAAGAATTCAATATCAATGAATTCAAGAGCTTTAGTTGGTTTAAGATAAATTTTACCTGTTAAAGTGTTTCTATCTAAGTCTTCAGGTGAAGAAGATACCGTTACACGGAAGTCATAAAGACCTCTATCTCTTCTAATACCATCTAAGATTGGGTTAACACTATCCAAGAATTGTTGTCTTACAACTTGGTCGTTTTGTTCAAATAACAATCTAACCGCTACAGCTGAAATTAACTTACGAGCTTGTAATAACAATCTTCTAACGTTTAATCTGTTAAGAGCCGTGTCAGCAACTTGAAGTGTTTTGTTACCCCAAATTACAGTTCCAACGTCAGCAAATGTTGCGATTGGGTTGATTCTACCTTGATAAAGTGTATCTCTATCTTCTTGAGTCAACTTAACTCTTGCTTTGATTGAGTTTACAAGACCTCTTGTATAACCCGCTGATGCGAACCAAGGGAATGCAATATTATCTGTAAGTGCTAAGTTTCTACAAACCTCACCAGTTGCTGGTAAATAGATTTGTGTGTTATTAACAGTATCTCTTGTTAAAATCCAAGGATAATAAGTTGCTGTATAGTTTGAATCAATTCCTGTGTTATCTAAGTTATCAACCGCCTCTTGTGGATAGATAATCGCTTGAGGGTCAGTTGAATCTGGAAGATACATGTTATAATCAGGTGTTGTTACAATATACACAGAATCTGCTCTTTGGAACTGAATCATGTTAATTGCCGCCTCACATAAATTTGAATTGAATACATAATCAATACTTGCAGTTGCAAACACGTTAATATTTGTCGCTTCAGGATTAGCAAATGTTAAAATACCAAGTAAATAAGCGTAGTAGTCAGTGTTTGCGAAGTCTTGAGTATTGTTTTGTACAATAATTCTCTTGAACATACCATCACCTGTTGCTGTCGGATATCTTGAAGAAGGATAAGCACCTGCTAAATAACCTGACGCTCCTAATTGGAATCTATCTGTATTTGTTCTTGATTCCTCATAAATGTCCCAACCATCAAATCCACCCGCGAAACACACAGTGTATTTTCTTGAATAGATATAATAGTAAGGATTTTCTTGAGTTTCTGGGTCTGTTCTGAAATCAGCAACTCCACACTCAAATGCTGTTTGTCCACTTGTTTCAAATACATTACCGATTGTTACAACAGTTGCACCTGAATCCATATGGAATCCTTTTGAAAGAACATTCCAAGGAATTGAGTCTGTTGCAACTTCCCAACCCGCTTGTGGATTTTGTTTACCTTTATAAGTTAAGAATGATTCGTCAATACCATATTCAGTTGAAAATCCTAAATAACTTCTTCTAACAATATTACCTGGAGACTCAACAGCGTTATTCCCACCGAAAGGACTATTAAATGGAGGGTTAGCAATTACTTCACCTGGATAATAATACTTTGTTTTGAATTTAGGGTATGGTGATGGATTATTAGGACTAGCATATTCTCTTTGTGTGTAACCGTAGAAACCACAAGGTAATGCATCAATAGGATATTCATCAGCTAATTCAATCATAATATATTTTGAAATAAGTGCGAATTCTCCGTTAGATGAACCAATTTTTTTAGCAACAAAGTTATTTGATGCTGGGTCCATATTACAGTTTGTAAATTTCTCAATAACTACAGGATTAGCATCTGTATCAAAGAAGCTTCTAACTAAAACATCAAAACTCATGTTATTGAACGATAAGTTAGCAATTGAAACTTTAATTTCAACATTTGCAGAATCTCCGTCAGAGATTGATATAAATTTAAATAATCTATAAACCTTGTTACCTCTTAATTCTGAAACTAAGAATGGTGTTTCAGGTGATTGATATTTTTCTAAATTCCAAGCGATTGATGAAGAACTTCTGCTTCTAGCACTTGGTAATGCAACTAATTCACAATTTAAACCTTTAATATAACCTTGATTGTATGCGTAGTTTAAAGTACCAGGATAAATTTCCTCAACAAATACAGGAGTTTCAAATCTTGATTTACCAAAATTATCTAATCCTAATACTTTTGTAATATACTTTGAAGACGCCGCAGATAAAGAAGATTCTAATTGGAAGGTATTACCATCTTTAGTAACACCCGATAATAAGAAAGTTTCATAAGGTGATTGAGTTACTCCTGAATATTGTCCAGAACAAACCATA